TATTAATTTAGCTAAACCATTGGATTTGAATGCTGTGGCTAATTTAATTGGTGAAGATCCCGCCGTTGAAGCAATGCGAAAAGACGAACGGGAAATGAAGGCACGATCAAATGCTGAACAAACCGGCATTAATATCGTGAAACGGACTTCCGAAGAAGACGCGCAGAAACAAGAAGCACGTCGAGCTAGACTACAAAACGCTCTTGGAGTAGACGAATGAACTCAGTAGATAAACTTGCATACGGTGTTCTAGCTTTGGCCCACAAGGAGAAGGCTCGGATTGACAAATGTGATGTATTAATTCCAGGTCAGCAACCAGAACGTCTAGGAGATATTCTGATTGAAGTTGGTCAGGATTTTCTTGAACTCCTCTATAGTCAGAAACCTGACTCTGAATGTCCCGATTTCATTGATAACGTTAGAGCTGCATCTGCAAAATTATCAGAAGATCTAGTTGCGAAGAAGGCTGAAAAATCATTAATTTTATCAGCTGCTGATTGCGCACGTTTAGATAAAGCTAAATCAAAGCGACTCAGGCGTGTCAAATAAGAAAAAAGCTGACCCGAATGATTATCTTCTTGGTGGATTGAAGTTTGATACCAAATCGAAGTTCAAGGTTGCTGAGAGTTTCCTAGAGTTTTGTGACCAAATAGGTGTTAAATTAAGTCGTGCGCAACTGGTTGCATGTGCAATCGCATACGATGGCGTTCAACCCGAAGATTTGAGAGGGTCCGATCGGGAATTAGCTCGCAAATTGTTTGGTGATATTGAGTCTATTACTGATGAACAGCGTCGCGTATTCGTTGCTGTGGCCGGAGCTAGAGCTGGTAAGACATACGTATTAATTGCCCTACGGATCCTGCATCTGGCACTTACTGTTCCTTTAGACGATTTGGCACCTGGTGAAGTAGCCTCAGCACCAATCATAGCGCCAGATATGGATCAGGCTTGTAAACCACTTAGATTTATCCAAGGTGCAGTCAGAAATCATCCTGAACTTTTGAAGATGGTGGTCGGGAAAGCTGATGCAGCTGAATCAATTGAGTTTGCTAGAGATGGTAAATCTGTCGAAATCGTTGTTAGAGCCGCGTCGGGAAAGGGACGAACGGGACGAGGTTCGAACTTAGTTGGAGCAGCTTTAGAAGAGACGGCATTTTTCAGAGATGCCGGAAGTGTTGTAAATGATCAGGAACAATTTGATGCTATTACTATTCGCGCTGTTCTTCCTGGATCTCAGATTATCATCGTATCTACACCCTGGGCTCAAACGGGGTTGTTATACGATTTCTTTTCACAGTGTCATCCGAATCCGGAATGTGCCGGGTTGCCTCCAACCCTTAAGCTTGGGACTACATGTCTCGCAATGCACAGCCCCACTCTGGTTTTCAGAGATAGTCCGATTTTACGACAAGTGGTTGAACAACAATATCAGCAGGATTCAGAAAATGCCCGACGAGAATACGGCGCCCAGTTCATGGGCGCTGGAACTGAGTCTTTCTTTGACCCGATCGTATTATCTAAGAGTGTTGATTCGACCTATCAATTTCCAACCCTCCCCGAACCGGGTGACAGGGTTATGGCGGGTATTGACCTCGGGTTTACCAAGAATAGCAGTGCGTTGGTGGTTTCGCATCTAAAACAAGGGATTATCAGAGTCGCCCAGATTATAGAGAAGAAACCGCAAGAAGGTGCAGCATTACAGCCTAGTGAAGTTTGTCGTGAGTTTGGTGAAGAAATACGCCGTCACGGCGGAAGTTATTTTATGGCCGACCAGCATTATAAACAAACTGCAATAGAGGTAATTGGCAAGCTAAATCTAGGATTCGTAGATGCCCCAATGTCGCCTGCTGAATCATTCATCAAAACTCGGACCCTGATGAGGGAAGGGTTGGTCAAAATACCAAATCATCCACGATTACTGCGTCAGTTAAAAGAAGTCACTTGGAGGAAAAACTCGGGTGGGAATATAACAATCATTTTGCAAAAATGGCCAACCGGGGAGCATGGTGATATAGTATCAGCGTTTGTTCTTTCTATCTTCCAACAATCTGGACAATTGGTATTGGCTCCAAAACCTAAAGTTGGAACCCCGGAAGCGGATGCGATTGAAGTCAAAGAAGCACAAGAGCGTCGTCGCCAAGCCCAATTGCGAAATGACCAATCCCTAAGGCAAAATTGGACCCCCGGAGATAGATCAAGATGAAAACACAACTCTTCTTCAACAAGGTGCTGTCGCCATCAGCCCAAATCACAATCCTCCAAGAATGGCTGAATTGTGGATTAATTAATGAAACTGAATACAAACGAATGATGTGTGGATTTTGTGAACATCAAATTGAGCAAGAAGACTGTCTAGACCCTAATTGCATAATCAAATATGTTCTGGATTGTTAGCCCGGTTTTGACCGGATTGGGGTATGACAGAGTCACTTATTGATCTTCGTGCTAGATTAGAATTATTGAAAGAGTTTGGGGTCGCTCAACATGACCCGACGACTGGGATGGTGGCGTTTTTCACCCCAAAGTCCGTGCTGATGCCTATGAGCAAAGAGGCTCAGATGGAAGTCGAAGCCCGGCGAGCTGAACAACAAGAGGCAATTGAACAAAAACGCAAGTTTGGTGCTTCGGGAGGTTTTGTTCCAAATCAATTAACTGCTGATGAAATAGAAATTAGGCATAAATCTGAAAAAGAGGAACAGTTGAGGTTTCAGCGTCAGTCTGAAAAGGTTCGGGCCGCTAGGGCTCAATTAGACGCTAAGACTGCCCAATGAGTTCAAAAGATAGCCAGGCGATGGCAAAAGCGCAGGAAATGCGCGCCAAACGCAAGAACAAGATAAAGAAAGATAACCCGGAGACCGAAAAACCGGACACTGGGAAGTTTAACACAGGACCGGATTTTCACCCACTAGGTCAAGATCTCCGTTGGTATTTAGCTTCGGCAGATGACATTCACAATTTAGTCATGTCACGTGTTTCGCGCTTGCGAAACCGTCAACGTGCACGACGAGAGATGTATAGATATTATCTACAATTATATGGTGTTAATGAGTTTACAGGCCTGGGTCTAACAAATTATGAAGCTGCGTCTATTGGATTCGTTGCTCCCAGTCTCCCATATAACTTAGTAAGACGAGGCGTCAACACTGTTACAGCTAAAGTTGGACGACATAAACCATTACCAATGGTTCTCACGTCACGTGGAAACTATAAATTAACAAAGAGAGCCCGTTCACTAAGTTATTTCCTTGAAGGTGCTTTCAACGCTTGTGATGTATTTGCTAAAACCCCCTGGCAAGCACGGGATTGTTTAGCACTTGGTCCTGGTCTCCAATGGATCCATCATTATCCTGGTGACAAACTTCCACGATGTGAACGAGTTTTAGCTTGGGAAGTTTTTGTTGATATTGGGGACGCTCATAATGGTGACCCAACTCAATTGTGGATGGTGAGGTGGGAAGACAGAGTTGATCTTGAAAGTCACTATCCTGGTGCAAATGAATTGGGAGAAGACCGACCAACTATAATAGAACATTCTGGTAGCACATCTGGATTAATTGATGATATGCCCGATTATGAACAGGGCGTGGATCGTGTGTTAGTTACACGTTGTTGGCGTCTTCCTTGTGGGGGTAAACCTGGGAAGTTCTATGTTGGGGTAGATGGTGGTCTCTTAGATCAAGGCGAATATAACAAAGACCATTTCCCTCTAGTTATGCTTGGATATACCAAACCCATGATTGGCTATTGGCCTGATGGTTTGGCAGCAGAAATGTCTGGATTTCAGGAGGAATGCAATTATGTAACTGAAACTCTGAGAATGGCCCATCGAATGGTTGGAACAGGTATTTGGAAAGTTCCTGACGGTGGTGATATGATTGATTCTCACTTCGTAAATGAAGTGGGGTATTTGCTCAAATATAAGCCGGGATTTGAACCCACATATCAATCACCAGAGCCGGCTAACGCTCAAACTTATAGCTATCAACAGCAATGCGCTAATGATTCGATGAAATGGATTGGCGTCTCTCAGATGAGCGCCAATGCTGAAAAACCATCTGGTATCACGGCTGCTGTGGCCTTGAATACTCTAGCCGATTTGGAAAATGATAATTTTGCTGTTTTCGAACAGGCTTATGAAGACCTCCATGTTCAGATCGCCGAACGCTTCATCGAAGAGTTCAAAGAAATGCATGAGGAAAACCCTGATTTAGCTGTATTCGTATCCCAAAAACGTCAACTTCTCGAAGTTAAATGGGAAGATGTTGACATGGACGCTGATGCAATTCAGATCCAGATCTGGCCAACGGCGTTGTTAGGTCGGACTCCGGCTGCTAGACGACAGTCTGTCAGTGATCTTTACAATGGTGGATTAATTGATCGCACAATGTATCTGCGGCTTTTAGATGCCCCAGATATTGATGCCGAGGTTGACCTCGAATCAGCAATGACTATGCTCGCAGATGAACAAATTGAGCATATGCTGGATCTTGATGAAAATGAAGTTAATAAAAAGGGATCCTACAGACGCCCCGAGGCTTACCAAGACCTTGTTTATGCAATGCGTCGAGCACAACAACAAATATGCATGGGTCTCATGACTGGGGTACCAGATTCGATCCTAGGTCTTTTACGTCGTTATATTGAAGACGCTAAGTTCGAACTTTCAAAGACCATGGCAGCACCAACTCAATCAGGCGTAAATCCATCACCACAAGCTGGGCCTGGCGGAGCATTGAATCCAGCACCAGCTAATGTTCAACCACAAGGAGCGGCCCCAACACCTGGGGTCTCGTAAAGTAATCAAATGGCAGACGAAGTAATAGTTCCAGAAGTAGCGGTCGAAACCGCGGAGACCCCAGTAACAGAAACAGCAGTTGCTCGGGATGAATCGGGTAAGTTTGTTTCGCATCAAGCTAGAAAAGCGGATCTCCATTCTCGACTTATGGCCGAAGGCGAAGCCGAGGCAAAGGCGGCCTTAGAGGCTGAGGTAGCCGCGGATACTTCTGAAACACAGGAAACCCCAGCCAAAACGCCAGAAAAGGTATCCGCTGAGAAACCGAAATCTGAGACTGAAAAGGCTGATGCCAAGGCATTTGCAGCTTTAGCTCGTCAAAAGACTGAACTACGCCAGTTAGAGTCAAAAGTCGCAACTGAAAAACAAGCAGCAGAGACGATGCTCAATGAAGCGAAGGATCGTCAGTCAAAGGCTGAGGCAAGAGTCAAAGAACTAGAAGCCCTTTTCAATGATCCAACTAAGTTTTTCGAGTATGGATTCGATCATCTAGGTCTAAAGACGGAAGAAGATTTCAAGAAATACGCGAAGAATCAATGGCAACGTCAACAGACTGGGACTACGACAGCTGCCAAACCACTTACGGAAGCTGATGTAGCGGCGGCTGTAAAAAAGGATCGTGAAGCGCGAGAGGCCACACAGGCAACAGAAGCCATATACATCAATTTTGATAAACTGATGCAAGATGAAAAATATGAGGCTTCGAGTCTAATTTATTCGAGGGCCGAAGCACGGAAAGTTGCTGATGACATTTGTAACAAATTAAATGCTTTAGGTAAGACGCCACGAAAGCCAAATGGTGATTTTGATTTGGAAGCTGTAGCAGATGCCGTAGATGAATGGGCTCAGGAAGATGAGCGTTACAAACGTCTAGTCGCACGTGGACTACCTGCAAAGAAAGCGGCTGCAACTACAACTGAGGATAAAACCAAGGTTGTGGCCAAAGTCGATCCAAAGAAGGTAGTAGTACCAGCAAAGACTAATGGGGCCGCCGCAAAGCCACTAACTCACAAAGAACGAGTGGCTTTGACAATGGAGGCTGCTAGGAAAGCTAGCTAAAGACTTTAGGCTGCGGTTTTAGCCATGTTACCGTATCTCCTCCTGAGCTGCCCGGGTGCCTAAAGAGGCAGCATTTTTTCGTTACACTAAACCTAGTTAGTGTAAAGGATTCGGATGAGCGATCCTTTTAGAATTGATGATGACATTCTGATCATCTCCAGGGATGGTATCAACGGTCGTCCTGTAGTCAGGACTGAAAGACATATTTTCTGTTACGAGGACTTGATTGGTGATGGACCAAGCGAAGACGACGTTCCCGCCTTTGTCGGCGGCGTTCGCAAAAATATATTGCAACGCATCCCGTTCGTTCATCGGGGGTTTTTCGGTGGGCGTGCCTTTGGAGATAACTAGAAAAAGAAGCTTTCCGAATCCCTTATTACGCAAATATTCCTGAAACATGTGATGAGTTTTCGAATAGTCGAACTCATAATCTTCTGACCCGAACAGAAGTTCCATGAACGCATTTTCGTCATATATCCAAGCCGTGTAAGCATCATTAGTTCTAACTTGTGCTTGCTTCTCGGCCTTGCGTCGCTTCTTTTCGTCAGATTTCTGGCTCATTTTCGTATCTCCTTAATTCCTGATACGTTAATAACTTTAATATTTACGGATCAAGAATGCGGTTCTTCGCATTCCCGGGCTGAGTATTGAATCCATAACGAGGATCATCTGATTTGAATGTATTAATCCATTCTCGCTCTAAGCGGTCGGCTTCACGAGGGCTGTCACATGTTGCAATGACTTCATTGGTCCATCCATCAATGCCATAGTCTTTGAGCGCAAAGTGAAAGCGCGACCGCCACTTAAGTGTGAATCGCAGAGCCTGACGAATGTGCTGTTGCCAGCGCTTTTGCATCGTTTGCGAAGTCTGGCCCACATAACGCTTCCCCGTGGCCTTATGAGTGTGAACGTAGATGATTATAGCCATTCGGGATCCATCATTTCTTACGAATCTCAACTTTCGAGTACTTGACTAACAACATATAGATTCGCACAATCTGGATCTTGACAATTCCTCTGACTACGTCCATGAGGGCATTCAACGCCCATTGTTTTGGCATAATTATCGTCCATTTCAACTAAAATCTGTTCTATTAGCTTCTGCGCTTCCTTCACTTCAATTTCATTATATGAGCCAGATTGTGTTTTGGCCATTTCAACCCAATATTTTTCTAATAGTTCTTGTTTTTCGTCACCTAGACTTGTCCAA